CCTCGTAAATATCCGTAGCAATCCAATCACCGTTTCTATGATCTGAACTAACTGGTATTGTTGGCTCTCCCGATCCTCTTTTAATTCCAAATCTTTCTATCCTGTCCTTACAGCTCATTATCCTCTTTTAAATGATGAATTACTTGAAACAGCATTAACACCACCACTTACAAACGGTACATCTTCTCCGACTCCGTTAGGACTTGCAATGTTTGGTGTGTTACGTATAGCTATCTCTTTATCTATTAATTGTATTGCTTTTCTCTTCTTTGGTTTCAGTACCTTAACTAACTCGATCTCTGTCGTTGCTTGTATCTCAAAGTCAAAGTCTTTTATCTTGTTCAATCTGTATAACGCACCGTCAACCATTTGAAGGCGTGAAAACTTTTTATTTTTTACCGTGAAGTTATCCCACTTAACACTAAGCGTCACTAACTGCCCTGCTCGGTTGGTTAACTCATTTGTAAAGATACTGTAATATTCCGAGAAACAGTTAGACGTTGTTACGATTGTAGCCTGATAAAACACCTCATTAACTAGCTTGAAGTTTAAATCAAATGTAGGTGATTCCCAATCGTTGAAATGGTGAATACATGGGTAGGTTGTCAGTGCTTCCCATTGTGTAGGGTCATCGGTATTCCTGAAAGTCCAATCACCTGTCTTTAATCCGTTCCAAAAACAAACCCTTGCTTCTCCTTTATTGCCTTTTATAGCTCCTGAGTTGTCCTCTGATATGTATCTAGGTATCAAGAATCCGTTTTCTATCTGATAAGGCACAATAGTACTCCAAGGAAGCTGTATTTTTTCCTCACCTTTAGCGAAAAATGAACCTTGTTCGTGTAAGTAGTCTCCATATTGCTCCCCCCAACTCTCAAAATATACCATTGAATCCCTGTCTTTGTTCTGCTTAAACTTGAAACTGAATGTTTTACCGTACTCGTTGGCTATCGGTTTGATCGTTATGTCCTTTTTTCTGTCTACTTCCGTGGAAATATCATCGAAATCATTAGTGTTTGTGTAGTATTGAGTAAATGGACGTATCTCAACACCGCCCCTTTCGTCTGGATCGCTTGTGTATAGGTTGTATTGGCGGATGAATCCTATCAAAAAGTCACTACAAAGCATATCGGGAATAAACTTTGATAACGAAACAGTGCCTCCATCCGTGATATTCTCGTCTATACTAGACAAAGTTAACTCTAAAGGTGTGTTAGTTGTTAGTTCATACGTCACTGTATCGGTGTCGTTTGCTGTAGCTCTTGAAACTCCCACGCCTCCCGTCTGTAATCTTAGTGTTATTTCATCTCCTGACTGACAGAATAGGTTTATATTGACGTTTACCACGTGACTTGATGGGTTTGTGCTCGAGTCTTGCAAGTTTACCGATTGGATCAATTGACCGTTGCGAAGTATTAATAGTTGGCTATCTGTCTTAAACTCGTAAGTGAGTATTCCTGTATCGATATTTATACCTAAATCACCCGTTAAGCTAAAGCTATAGTTTCCTGACTTCTGCACTGTTATCAACCCGTCATCATACTGGTCTAGTAAGTCGCTTGTTTCTACTACTGTTAAATTTGCTCCAGTAATATCTAAAACTCCAAACGTTGCAATGTTAGCCGTTAAAGACGGTTGAAACGATCCAAGTACAAACTGTTGTCCCCATTGTACATTGCTAGTAGATGAATAATTCAAATCTCCTGAATCTAAATCAACCAGTCGGTTTGCAATATCTAAAGGGGTTATACTGTTGTCTATGTAATCACCACCACCGTAACCGAATAAAAGGTTATTAATGTCGTCGGAATCTAGCCAAGATGAATCTATAGTCAATCCTAAGTACTCGTACATCTTCTCTATGATCTCCTTTTGATGAACATACGGCACAATATCCGTAGTATTCCAAATAGTCCCTACACGACCGTTTCCACGTTCAATCAATGGGTATCTATAACCAGAGCCTGAAGGAGTCAACCAACTAGCCTTTATATTCGCTCTTGTTAAATCGTGGTCGTACTCGCTCCAATCTAGTTCACTCACCCGAAGATTAGAAAGTAAAAGAAAGTAATCAACCGTTTCAGAGAATAGGTGAGTATAGAATTTAATCTTGTCGTCTTTGATTACAACCTTGTTAAGCTTTAGAACACCGTCTCCGAATATTCTTAACCCCTGCTTTTTTAGTATTGCGTCAGTCTTTTGTGTGGCATCGAAGTTAATAGCTCCATCCGTTACCGTGAAGTTATAGAACGAACGAAAGAAAGAACAGTTGTTAGATGTACCCTCTAGTACTATTTCTTTGGAGAACTTTCTAGCACGGTCTTTTATGTCCTTTACATCTGATATTGAGAAGTTTAAAGGAACAGCAATACGACTAGACAAGTCTAACTGAAAGTTATTACAAATTAGTTGATCGTTCACTTCAAGTGTTATTTATCACCATTGCGGTTATGCATGATCCAGTTATTGCGCCAAGCGTAACACATAAGGCGTTTAACCAAATATCTCTGCCTATTGTTGGTTCTGTAAAGCTATAATCGGATGCTCCGCTAGGCATTGGAGGTCTACCACCTACTCTTGTATGTCTTGGTGGAGGAGATGGCGGTGGTGCTTGCCTACCTTTACCCGAAGGTTTTTTTATATTGGATTTTGTTAAACCCTCAACTATTGGCTTTGATTTCATAGCTTAATACTGTTACGGTTGTTTGTCTTCTCGTAGTTCATTTCTTCCATAATCAAATCATCAAACCTACCCTGTTTTTCCTTGTAGCTTCTGTTGGTTATGTTTAGGCTAAATAGTAATCCTGTTGTATTGTGCAAATAGTATAGAACAGAGTCATAAGAACTAACGAACCAGTTTTGTATTGTGTCGGTCATGTAGTTAGTAACTAGCATTCCTTTATCCTGCATTGTCTTTTCAAAGTCTTTATTCCCTGAACTCGTGTGATCATAAACAAATTCTGTTCCATTCCATTGTCCGTACCTAGTTTTGTACGATCTTGATTCTATATCTGTTTCACTTGTTACGTTGTGTTCAATTGGGTACTGATCAAATGTACCGTACTTATTCAACCATACCAAAGCATGAACATCAAAACAGTAGTCTGTAACGTATGTAAATCTCAAGGTTTCTGAACCTGTCAATGTTATTTCAAAGTACGATACATCATTAAAATCTAAGCCACCATAAACAGCTTGTAGGTTGTCGCTTGATGCGTTTATTTGCCAATATCTGTAAAAAGCCGAATCGTTATAGGTATCAAGCAACACGCCGTTAACATCGTAGAAAGTAATAGTTATTCCAGTAGGTATGTCTTTTAACATTCCACAGATTACGTCCTGACCTTTTATTACCCTAAATTGATTGTTAGGCGTGTCAGTCATCCACTTGACACCTAAATAGTCAACATTGAAATCCTTATCTTCCCATTCCGCAGGGTCTAACTCAGCCTTAAAACAATACGTTTCTGTGCTTGCTAGTGCTGCTTGATCTGTTGCGGGGTCTCCGTACACTTCCGTAACCCTTAAAGATATTGTGTCTATGATGTCTAACGCTGAATGAAGAGAACTTGTTATAGATGGTTTAGGCAAAATGTTGTCTACAATAGGGGATATATCAAACTGCGATCTATTAGAAGATTGAGGAAATACCTGATCTTCACTTACTAAAGCACCACCTAATAACGTTTCTACCTTAAACGAGAAATTAGCCTGTCCTGTTTGGTCAGAGCTAAATACGTAGCTTAACGGGTTTCCGCTTGGGCTGTAATCGTTCGGTATGTTATGGAATATTATTGCCATTTTTAAATAAACTCATTTAACACTGCTGAATACAACTCACTTAACAGCTCCTTTATTTGAGGTGGTTTAATTCCAACTAAGAATAGTTTATGAGAGCAGTTGATATACTTTTGCATATTAGATTCGTCACTCCACTCACCCTCGTAAGGTAGTTCATTCTTTATCCAATCGTTTAACGCTTCAACTACATCTACTTCCATGGCTCTACTATTCTAATTGTTATTGCTTGCTTCATCAATTTACTTATCGGCTCTTCTAACTCTCGTATCAATGTCTCGTTGACCACATCAGAGTAAAAAGGTCGTGCTATTTGTCCTCGCTCCTTTATGCCCATTCCCTCAACATGGCTTTTACTTATCCAGTTGCTTTGACCATTTGAATAAGTAACCCCTCTATGCCTTTCCCAATTCTTCATTGACTGAGAGAAGGTGTATTGCCCTTTCGGTTGAGTACCCCAATTAGGCGCACCCCTATTAACAAGAGTACCGTTTACTCCATAATTGACAAACTTCCAGTAAAAAGGTGCTTTAATCTCAACGGAAACCTCTGATCCTTTTACGCTTGTTTTGGTTGGCGTGATGCCTTGGGCTAGTTCTCTACTTGCATTAGCATCATACTTTACTAGGTTCTTTCGTAGTTCGTCGATTATGTCCTGCACTTGTAGTTGTAACAACTGAGAAAGCGGAGACTTTGGATCACCGCTTAATGCTTCTTTAGAACTTCCTAAATTTAACTTTCTTAATATGTCTGCTTCACTTGGCATAGTGCAAGATACTAATTATTTTCTTCTAGTTATTCAATCTGTTGGTGGTTCTGGTAAAGGCATCCAGTGAGTAACATCATCTCTTAATATGCACTCCCTTGATTCTATCCAGCTATCTACATTGTATTCCCCTATCTCCATCATTCCATCAGACTCGTAAATAAATACATTTACACCTATTTCTGGTAATCTATCTTCTACTTTTATCCATTCCATACTTTCTACTATTACTAATTGTTTACTTATTGGTCACACCAAGCCTTTACTTCCTGTAAGAATACTATACATAAGTCTTCGCTGTTTTAACAACTACTTTACCAGACCTTAGACATTTGCGCTTCCTGTTATATTTTGTTCGCTCAGTTAGTAGATAATTAAATCTTGACGTATTCTTACAGTCGCATGTTGAGAGGCTTAACTCAGAGCATGACTATTTGTCTAACCGTTCTAATCTAGTCCTTGAGATTCTTTTTAATGATGGAACAAGCGGAATACAACAAAACATCTATTTTGTTAGCGCACAAAAAAAAGGCTACAAGCTTCAACCTTTGTAACCTTCTATGGTGATTCCCCTCATCGGGTAGAATATCCTTTAGATTTAGTTAGTGTTGAAGCTGACCTTTTACGGTCTGAACTAACTTGGTTCAAATATACAAAAATTTATTTAATCTATGCTTGTATCTCTTCTCTTGTTTTCATAGGTTAATCTTTTGGGGGTTCTGGGAGGGGTTGCCAGTGGGTAACGTTGTTCTCTATTACTTTTTTATGTGAATTTGCAAGAAAGAAAGCCCCACTAAAATGTGTGTACCCTTCAAAAACAACCTTCTCTTTATTTGCCGATCCGCACAACAACACCCTAACTCCTGTTTGGGGCAATCTATCATCTACCTTTATCCAATTACTCATAACTTATTTGTTACTTGTTTAAGATTGTCCATGAATTGAAATACTGCCGTGTCTGCCCAGTTTTCAGGCATAATACAATTTAATTCAACTCCACGCCTAGTAGTGTGCTTTACAATCCTTCCTAGACTGTTGTATTCAATCTTAACACCTTCTTGATTGATCGTGATTTCTGTTACCGCAGTACTTCCGAATGCCGCGTCATTTCCGTTTGTTTTACTCATTGTGTTAGGTGTTTAATTAAAATTATTGCTGTAACTGTTGTTGATAGTTGCCAAACTAAATAGACCCATTTTAATATTGGGTATTTCAAAAAATTGAAGTGTTTTTCATCTGCTCCAAAACTCATAGTTAAGGCTACATATACACCAATAAAAGGAATCCAAAATAAATATATCATAACGTACAATTGTAAAAATTCTCTAAGACTCTCATAGCTTCAATAACTTCGTCGAAGTGTACTTCTGTCATATCTTCTAACTGCTCTTTCATTGTTTCATCATCGAAGTCAATTTCTGAAGCACCAGAAGATGATATGAAGTCTGCTTCTGCCTCTATCAACTCATCAATTTTTTCGTTGTAACTTTTCATGCCATTACTACTTTTACGGTTAATTCATCAGTTACTGAAATGTCATGACCATAACCACCCCATTTCAATCTCAAAGCGTCACACAATAAATCATGATCTGTACATGATTCACACTCCACTTCAAGGATAATTGATCCTTCTGTGCTAAAATTATCACCTATACCAAGTGAAATAGATTGTAGTTGACCTATATACTCATTAATGTTTTCCAATTCTCTCATATCTCTTGTTTTTCTTTCAAATCTACACAAATCAATCACTTAATAACTTACAATTATGATAAGCGGTAAGTATCAAGGATGAACGGTATTCACTATGGACATTTATGGCTGTCCAAACCAATGATATAAAATAGAGCAGACAAGACTCGAACTTGTATCACTTAACCGACCTGCGCCAGTGTGTAATGCCAATTATACTACTACTCTATTTCAATATTAACACTACCGACCTACTCCCTTTAATCTATTACTAAAAAGCTAGAGTTTCTTTCAGTAGGTAGTGCTTAATGTGTTGACAGGTACTTGTACTAATAAGCAATTGCTCTTTCCTTTCCCTGTCAATATTTCAAAGAACTAATTTTGTCGCGACGAGGGGAATCGAACCAATATAAACTACTCACATTATTTTCGTTTATCCTCTTCAAGTCGGTAATGAGCCGTACCTGTTCCAAAATCGCGCTATATTATTTAACCTTCCTCGTTTGGTTGGTTTAATGAATGTAATCCTCGTATTTAACGTTTGACCAAATATACTACCATCAAACCGATAAAAGTAGGTAATTGTGATGAACGGTGATTATTGATGATGAGTGGTAATTACACCTTTCTTACCCTCTTCTTAGCTGCTGTGTAATCTTCCTTTAGCTTGTGCGTTAAGAACTTCGCTCTATGGTCAAACACATAGATGTTCCAATCTGTGACAGACTTCCAGTGTCCGTTTGTAAACTCCTTGGCTAGTGCGTGGATTGTTTTCTCCCAAACAAACTTTTTACTTTGTCTCGAATGTTCTTCCCCTTCATCGCTGCCCTCTCTCTTGTTACCTGTAGCTTTATTGATTTGTGTAATTTGCTCAAAAAAAAAGCGTCTGCTTCCATGTAAGCTTGTAAAGTTAAATGCTGTTCAATGGTTTCTTTCCTGTCCTTTATAGGGTGTAATAGGTTTCCATTTTCATCTGTCTCTCCGTACTTGCAACCTTTTGGGAAATAGAATAAACACGCCTTTCTAACTGGATCGTTTACTAAGTCTGTATTACTGAAATCAATATGCCAACCAGTAGCAACCTTGTGCGGGTCAATCAACTCAAACATCTTACCGTCTAACTCGATTTCTTTTGGTGGTGAGTCGTTAAGCTTAAACCCTGCGAATGAAAGTAAAGCAGTAGCATATAATAGCTCTACATCTTTCTTTCCTAGCTTCTTGATCTCGTGTAGTGGTGTACCTGTCAAGTCGGATAGAAATACTACTTTCTCTGATAGTGTTGGACGCTCTGATAATACACTCTCCTTAATAGCCTTGTAGTGCTTGATTCTTAAATCCTTCTTGTGCTTTGGTATTTTAATTAGTGTACTCATAATTGTAACTTAATAATATTGTCCGTCATACTTACCCTCTGAACCTACACCATAACAAAGCGCGTCCATTAGGTGGTCTTTGTTTGATTTCTTCGGCTTCCCTGTCTTTGGGTCATACACCCACTCACGTATTTCTTCTATTAGGTTGATGGATGACTTGTGTATAAAGATAGTACTTTCATCTAACTTTTGGATAGCATAGTCTTTTATGTCTCTCTTGTTGTCGCACTCCGTAGCTCGTATGCCTTCTGATTTTAAGTCAGCAATACTCTTTGGCTCTGCGTAATCACAAAACGCTGTAGTGTCGCTAGTGTATCCGTTCTGCTTCATTGCTTGGGCTGCTTTCCTGTTGGATAACTGTGTACTATAAACAAGTTCTTTCAGATAATATGCCCCGTCTCTTTTGTATATGTCAACCGCTGCGAACTTAGAAACACTAAACCCGAAATCTACGCCTGTACACACTTTCTTTGCGTCTGCTGGTATCTCGTCAACTTGCTCCCAATTAGGGAATACAACACCGTCTAATTGACCGATAAGCCCAAGTCCGTACACTTTCCACTTGTTAGCCCAATACTTGCTCTTTATATTTGCTTCATTGAATAATTCATCAACTGGCAACTCAGGGTTGTAGAACCCCTTTTGCTTGTAGTCTAGGATAGATTTAACCTCTGACTTGCTTAAGTACTCATTGTCTTCGAATGTTAAACGTAGATAGTTGTTCTCGTTAATGTAGTCGTCTCCCCAGAATACTCTGTCTGGGTTGTAGTCGATTATGGTTAACCCTGCACGGCTAATGAATTGGACGGCTGTGTCAACTTCCATCCTGTCCGCTTCGTTGATGTATAAAAGATCACGCCTAAACCCCTTTCCTAAGTCTGTGGTATCTGCACCTAAGAAATCAATATAACTGCCGTTAGAGTACTCGTGTTTACTTTCTGAACGGTTAAAGTCGTGTTCCGACTGCATAACACCCCAATCTAGACAAATCTTTTTGTAGTCACGTACTACCGTCTTTTTCATCTTGGATAACTCCGAACTTAAAACTGTTGCTTCCTTTGCCGAGTTGGCTAATGATTGAATGAACAATTGAACAATTGAGACTGTCTTACTCGCTCCCTGTCCTCCACAAATAACAAAAACGTCCTCGTCAGGGTTTGAGGTTATTAAGTCGAGTATCTTGTGATAGGCTCGTGTGTATAGGAATTTATTCTGCAATATTTATTCATGTTGTTTAGGTGCCGCATAACAATCCTCATCTGACTGAGTTGTTTCCACACCGCAATAAATACAAATGTGTATTTCTTCTTCTTCCATATCTTCTACTTTCTATTTCCAATGTCGGGAACATTTGGAATGTTAATACCTCCTTTATGATCTAACTCTTTCTTGTCTGCTAGTCCGTTTAATCTTGCTACTAAATTCTGCGATTTAAACTTTCCTGTAAGGCTTCCGCTTATCTGATGCTCCTCCCATTCTTTTCGCGCACACGTAACGACTCCCAGATAATCTGTGTAGTTATCATCATCATTGTCAATATATTGATGAACATGGAACCCGTAAGTTCTGTACACGTATGCTTCGAAGCCTCTTCTGAGGTATGGCTTAGGTCTTGTTAGCGTAAGTACTACACCTTTACCAGTTGCGACTTCTTCCTTATCAGGATTGTCATCTATGGTTTTTTTGTATTCATCCCACATTTGTAGGAATCGTTCAGGTGTTTCTATATACTTGTGCTTTGCCATTTGTTTAGATTGTTGTTAGTATGTATAAGGCGTATATTGTTGCGAGTACTGCAACTACTGTTACTACTATTTGCCCTGTGTTATTTTGGTTATCTTCCATTACTCAGCTTTTAATAGTTCGATAAACTTGTCAATGCTTCGTGCTTTGATGTTAGGGAATATCTTTCTTAGCTCCTTTAGTGGTAGCTTTGCGAGGTCTTCAATGCTTTCTTGAGACGCTTTTTTAATCTTATCGTCTGTGACAGGAATAATAGTTTTGTTCTCGAGCTTGCCTATAAGTCTAGGCTCATTTTTCTTCTGAACTTCTTTTTTGTTTTTAGCCTTGTTTGATTCTGCATTTTTAGACTCTTCAAACTTAATGTAGTTGTGAATACAGTTCATTGCTGTAATTACACAGTAGCTACATGACTTGTCTAATGGTTTTACGAACTTCTTACCGTAGCTCTTTTGTAGTTCAATGTTTGCTAAACTTAGGTGTTTAAGTTCTTCTTTTGTGAAGTCTGTGTTTTTGTTCTCACACTTTGCGCGAACGATGTTCAGGCTCTCTTCGTGTTCTGTTATTCTTTTCATTTTCTTAGTAATTATCTCTTAGTATTCTTATAGCCCAATCTAACTTTTCATCTATCTCTTTAATTTTTGAATCTCCTAAAGATTGTAAGCTGTCTAAGGCTGCTTCACGACCTAATTCCGCTTTTTCATATAAATCATTCACGCTGCTTACCACTGATTCAATTCTGTCTACCGTTTGTTTTATCATTTCTCTTGTGTTAGTACTGCTAATAAAAATACCCCCATTGCAACAACAGGGTTAGAACTTGCGACCAGTGCCACCCAAAAAGATTGACACGGGAAGCATTCTAATATCTTGATTTGTTTTGTTTGGCTGATCTTAAACACCTTTCGGATGTAGTAACCTATATTCCACTTGATGAACAGAACATACATAGCAAACCAGATGCCTAGTATCTGCATATAATCTAAATCAAAACTAATCCAATTCAATAACATATCTCTTTCTTATTTCTTCTTTAACAAATGTACATAATTTACCGATAGCTTTTCTGTCTACTCCTGAACGCTGTGAGAATGCAAACTCTGAAATTCCAGTAAGATAACACTGTTTGAATACTTTTACTTCTAAGGTGTAGCCTTCATTCTCTAGCTGTAGGAGTATTGTGTGTAGCCTTATAGTGTCATACCCTCCTGTTGGCGTGTCATCTATCTGCTGCTTTGTTAGCTCTGGCTTTCTGTACTTTCTGTAAAACTTGCTAGATTTGTTTCTGTACTCCCTTTCTAGTGTTATATGTACATACCTATCTAAAGCTTTTTTGTTTACCTCTTTGCACTTGTCCAGTAGTTTGTTGTTTAGTATTACATGGTGTACAAGGTCTTCACCTAAATCTCCCGCTATACCTCTGGCATATCCATAATACTTATCTATTCTCTCAACTACTGGATTCACATTGCTAAGTTACGAAATTATATTTACTTGGTTTTCAACCTATATTACACACTACTATCATCCCTAGGACTATTGTTATAGCTAGTATTGCTTTAAGTGTTGTTTTCATAATCTATATTTTTCAATTCTATCTAACTTACTCTTTTTAATCTGTGGTAAATCTGCGCAACTAGCGTAGTCTAACTCTAACAGTATTAGGTATATCATTCTTATTAGCTTTATTGGCACTAGTCTTTTCATAGTTGTATCTTGTTTATTTTCCTACTCTTTGTTAGTATTGTGTTGAACGGCTTGAATTACGGATGAGTGGCAAGTGTGTTTGTTTCTTCTAATATTTTAATTTGATTTTTAATCAACTCCTCTATGGTACTGTCCAGATCGATCATACCTCGATTCTTTTGGTTTAGAATAAACTGAAATGTGTCACTTGCTGTTGTTATCTTGTTATCTATCTCTAACGCTAAAGGGTGGTACTTATTAATAAACTCTCTGCCTTCAATAGTAAATGTGTCTAACTTTTTAGGGAAGTCCTTTTTTATCTCACCAAAGAAGTTAGTTATTGATTTTGATTTGATTGATTTCATTGTGTTTTGTTTCTAGTATATAGGAGTCTTATTTGTTTTCTTCGCAGTACTTCTTATAGGCTGCTTCTACTTCTACACTAACTATTGCTTTTTGTCGAATATTCTCAATACTTACCTTTTGTTTATGGTATTTAGGGAAGTGTTTTGTCAAAAATACAGGCGGTGCATCCTGGGTTTTATTCCCATCATCATCATCAGACATCAAACACAACAATCCTTGAAGCGTATAGCGTCTAAAGTATGTAATCGCTGACCCTTGCGCTTGCGGTTGTAACGATGAATTTAACTCTAAACAACTCTCTACACTCTCACCGCTTTCCGTATCTTGTATAATAGTGTACTGTTTACCGTCTCTGATCGGCTGTAAGAGAAGCAAACCTTTTTCCAGTAGGATAGGTTCAACCGCTTCAATTAAAGCGTTGATATCGGCATACGTGTTTTTGAAATGCGAATTCTTTGCGTTCTTTGCAACTACATCAATTTCGCTCTTTGCTTCGTGTAGCTTCTTGATTATGTTTTTATTCTCCATTACTTGCTGTTGTTAATTTTATACTCGTAGTCTCTTAACTCCTTCTTTGCTTTAGCTGTGTTCTTTACTAACTGCTTGTGTACTGTATCATTTTTAAATACTGGGTTATCCTGTCTGATCTCGTTGATAACCATCTGAGCGCGTATGTACTCAGGTATTTCATTATACGCTTCCTCTGTTGTTAAGCAGCTTAAGTACTGTTGATTCTCTTCTAGCATTTCTAAGAACTCTCTTCTTTGTAGACTCATAATTCTTGTTTTACATTCTA